AAACCATCTTGATATGCAATCTGAAAATCATATTCAAACACTTTTTCAAGTTCTTTATGATCATAAATTTTACCTTCTTTAAAATTATCTAAAGGCGTAACTAGATGTCCATATCCTATAGTACCGTAACCTAATATATCAAAATATACTTTGTTAGAATATCCTTCCTCTTTTTTTATTTCTTCCTTCATTGCTTCTATATTCATATTGTTAACCCTACTTTCAAATCGTCTGCATCTGGTTTAGCTTTCTCTTCTTTTTTGATGAGTCTATCTAAATACCATCTAGCCTTCTTGAGATCTTCTATACCATTTTTATCTCTATGCCTCACTATATATTTGACTATATTACCTTCAAAATAGTTTAGATTAAATTCTGAAATAAAATCAGATACTTGTATTCTTGTGCCTACGTAGTAATCAGGGTTTATCTTGTCTTTCATATTTATCCTTTAGTTCTATCATACTTAAAAATTGATGCGATTGTACATGACTATCGCATATCATAAGCGTTGTTATCCCATATGACCAGCCATTAGCACTGTTTTTAGCATATCCTTCAATATGACCATAATCCATACAAGTACCAACATTTATAATCTTTACATAATTACCTCTACCTAGTTTTGAAGCTCTCCATGATCTTTCTCTATGACTATGACCAAACACTATATCATGTGTTGCACCATTAGAAACTTGACTTGCCTCTGCCATTTTACCTCCAATCTCTCTACCCATTTCATTAAGAGGTACATGAACAAAAGCTACTCCTTTAATAAAATAAAAATCTCCATATTCAGATATTCCCCAACCTCTACGCCTAAATAGAGTTTCATATTGTTGTGAAAAAGCTCCTACTACTTCTTTATGTTCATCTTCATATCTATAAA